CTTGAATTGCAGAACTTTCATATCTAAGCCAAAGTTTTGTCAATCCACCTTGTATACTTGTCTGTGCAGTACCCTCACCTCTAATAGTCATAGAGTTAGCACTTGAACTAACTACAGGTGTTGAGCCAATGGTTATGGTTGTTGCAGTGGACTTGCCTGTTATGGTGTCTGTTATTATTTCACTCATGTCTAACCTTTCGGATACTTATCTTTAACAGCTTGTATGGCTGCTTGAAAAGCATCTCCACCTTGACCTGCATGATATATCATGTCTAGTTGTTCACCTATAGATGGATATTCAGATGCTCTGTTTCTTTGATATTCTTTAGCTTCATAGTCAGCTTGTAGTTCTGCTTGTTTAGCAGTAATTTGACTCCATGTAACACCAAAGTCAGATGGATTTGAGCTAACAATAGCTGTGCCATTAGCGTTAGTGCCAACAATTTTTTTAAATTGTGCATTAAACTCAGATTCAGTTTTTGGCTTTCCACTTAATGTCCACTCAACAATGTTTAATGCTTGTAAAGCATCTTCTACTCTAATCATTACCCTGCTATCTCCATTGCTGTAAGTGTAACTGCTGCCACATCGTCTGTGCCAGTGCCACCTATGTCTACAGCATAATAGTGTGTGCTTGTATCTTGTCCTCTAGCATAAACTGTATATGTTGTAGCACTTGTTGTGTTTGGTGAATCTACGATAGAACCTGCGTGTGGCTGTGCATTAAACGCATTACAATAATGTGTCCATACACCTGCATTACCATGACCTAAATCTGTACCACCTCTATATATTGTAAAACATCTAACTTTGTTTACGTTATTTCCATTCCAAGCATGACCACCCATAACTGTCAATAATATAGTGCTTGATGTTGATGTAGGAGTTATAGTTACAGAATGGTCAGTGGTAACAAAAGATGAAGAAGCTATACTTTTTGGCGTGTTAGTTGTGCTAGAAACAACCTGCAAAACAGTTCCACTAACATTCAAACCTAAATCAGATGCTTTTGGCACTGCACCTGCACGAGTTTGTATTGTATCTACCTTGATTGTACTCACGATATCACCAACCTTCCACCACTGTTCACTGTCAATGTAACACCACTATCTACAGTAATTGTTCCTGTAACCTGTGCATTTTCTGTGGATAATATTGTCGTATCAGCAGTTAAATTTTGTGCATTAGTTCTAAACAAACCACCTGCTTTAAAGTTACCTTTGTTCTCGGCTGCTGGTGTAACTGTGCCTGTCTGTGGTGCTAGAAAGTTTACAAAGATATTCGCAGTTCCAGAACTAGGTGCAGCTGTAAATGTCAATGTTGTGCCATCTGGTATGGTGTATGCTGATGTGTCTTGTACAACACCATCTACAGATACAAGCACATCTTGTACTGAACTTACTGATCTGCTTAATGTAAATGTGGTATCCGATCCATCGCCATTGAATCTATCTACGGCAGTTGTAGCCTCGAATGTTGTAACTGGGCTTTTACCAATAAAAGGCATTATGTTATCTCCATAATTGATAAAGCAATATCTGTCGCACCAGATGCAGTAAGTTTTAATACATCTGTTGCCTCCATATTTATTTTATTCCCTGCTAGTAATTCTAAAGAAGATCCTGCTGGTATAGGTGCGTTTGTAATTAATTCTACGTCTTGGTTGGCTTCATCATTATTCCCTGCTCTAGCAGCAGTATCAGAACTTAATGTAACAGTTGCAGTAATCTGACTCGTTGTTGTATTGCCTAGCATAACACCTAACACAACTGTAGTTGTTGATGCAGCTACTGTATAAATAACATCTTCAGTCGTTACTCCTGCTTTTGTTACCAACTTAAATGTGTTTGCCATTCTTTATCTCCTATCCAAGAGCTATTGCTAAAGCTACTGCATTGGCTTCTGCTGTTGCTTCTGTTACGGCCCCTATGTCATTTAATACTTCACTAGCACTTCTACCTTCTACACTAGTGCCATTGATTCTTAAAAAATCATCATCAGCTACAGTAGAATCTGCCACCAAAGTATTACCATTAGAAATACCAGTGTTTGTCACGGCAGCTGTGCCAAGACCTAATGTTGTTCTTTGTGCAGAAGCATCTGCATCATCTAACAGTGCCTTACCTGCTGCTGTTAAATCATACGTTGCAGCAGTACCAGATCCAGTAAACTGTATACCTTTATCTGCCGCTGAAGTTAATCCTGCAATTGCTGCTAACTCTGCATCATAAGCCTGTACGTTTGTTCCAATAGTTAAACCAAGATTGGTTCGTGTTGTTGATGCGTCTGTTACATCAAGTGAGCCAGTAACACTTACTCCTGAACTTGTTGTTTCAATCTTTTTAGAGTTGGCGTGATAAAGCTCAACTGCACCATCAGTAATAAATTTTGCCATCCTGTCTGTGGACAAGTGTTTAAAAAATTCAATATTACCATTAGCCCCAACATAAAGATCGCCAGTTCCACGTTCAGAGATGTAAGAGTTAGATGCATCGTGATAAATTTGTAAATCACCACTTGCACCAAATGACGCTACATCATTGTCTGCAAATAGGATATTGTTACTATTAGTTGATAAATCACCACCAAGCTGAGGAGTTGTGTCATCCACAAGGTCTGTAGATATGAGACTTATTCGTCCATCTACATAAGCTTTGATTGACTGTTGTGTTGCTAAAGATGTATTGCTGTTAGAAGATAATGTATCCTCATCAAGAATAGCTGTAACTGTTGCACCACTAGCTAGTTTTAAATTACTGACATTTGTTACGTTACTTGCATCTAAAAACACTGTCTTTGCAGCTGGTAATGTACAGAATATAGTTCTGGTTCCCGCTGCCCAGTTCACGGCACTACCAGAATTAGAACTGGCTAGTATTGTTGTTCTTGCTAAAGTTGTACCAGAAGCAGTAAAAGTCCCAAGACCAACCTCAAAATCTGTGTTGTCGGTACAAGCATAATAAGTTGTGTCACCATCACTAAGATTGGCAGTGAAAGTCTCAAAACCAGTAACTGCCCCACCTAGAGTGTAGGTTCCCGTTCCACTGGTAGTCGTTGTTTCTTTTACTCTATCTGATATTACTAGTGCCATTATTTCAACTCTACAGTTAGATTCCCTGCATTAATTCTAAATATATCACCATCGGCTATTGTTTTACTAGCATCCAATTCCCCTACAAATAATATATTACCACTACTGGATGCATCTGCAATAATTACATGTGTTATAACATTTGTAGTTCCACCAGAGGCTGGAAACTCAATATTCGCAGAGTTTGTTGCTGTCTGAGCGTCTGTAGCATCAGAGCCTATTGTTGTCCAATTTGCTGCTGTCACTTGTTGTCTTGCATAATTTGTAAAATTTGCTTCCGTAACTGAACCAGTTTCTGCCGCCGATACGGCTGTAGCAAGTCCTACATATATACTATCCCCAGGGGATGAAAAACTTAGAGAGTTATTTTTGAATATATAATGTAATATTCTTCTCTCTAGATAATTGGTTGCTGCATTTGCTGTTGCCATTTTTAGCTCCTATGTTCTCGGTCTTGATGGAAGACCCATTCTATAACCATCTGTATTTTCTCTTGCTTCTCCAAAATCTTTCAATCTCTCCATGTACTGCATATACAATTTATCATAGTTTTGTATTACGTCTGGTTCACCTTTCATAAAAGTATAAGCCTCCGTAAGAGATCCGTAAAGTAATGCGAAAGGTGCATTTTCGCTTATCCAAGTTGTACCACTATCGGCTCCTGCGGTCAAACTAGTAGGTCTATAATAATAGTGTAGTTCTATGGTGTAGTTTGCATCTGGAGTAGGAGCCACAATAAAATTTGAAATATCAAATTGTGCGTAATATTTTGGTGTGCCTGTAGAAGAAGAACCATTATATGCTTCTTGTAAAAAGTTAACATCTTTATGAAGTAAAAACTGTTCACTACCTGCTGTTGTTATTTGAAGAGAAAAAGAGGAAAGATAATCACCAGGTAAGGATAAGTACTTATCATTGGTAGAAAAAGCAGAGGTAACATTTTTTCTAAATAAATCTAAATCTACAGACTTAAATATTTTTTCTTCTGCTGCTTTAATAAAATTATTCAAATTATTCACAAATACAGTTTCATCATTATCTGTGTAATCTTGTATGGCTGTTTTTAATGTTGCTAATGTAAAACTCATTTTATGCGCTCACCGTGATTGGGCCTGCTGTAGCTCGACTTCCGCCTCCTACAATTCCCCCTATTGTAGCCGTTTCTCCATTAGCTGTAAATGTATAACTATCGGTATT